TTGATGGATATTTGGGAAACCAACGCCTCAAAAAAGTAGGTGTTGAATTATCTTACACAGAAGAGCAAGTAGCAGAAATTATTAAATGTACCGAAGACCCGGTACACTTTATTAAAAACTATGTAAAGATTGTCAATGTGGACCGAGGTTTGGTTCCGTTTGACATGTGGCCATTCCAAGAAGAAATGGTCAAAACTTTCCATGAGAACCGTTTTTGTATTGCAAAAATGCCTCGTCAGGTTGGTAAAACAACCACGACAGTAGGTTATATGTTATGGTCTGTTTTATTTAATCCAGATTACACGGTTGGTATTTTAGCAAATAAAGGTTCATTAGCTCGTGAGATTTTGGACCGATTAACAAAGGCCTATGAATATTTGCCTTTATGGTTACAACAAGGTGTTGTGGTTTGGAATAAAGGTAATATTGAATTAGAGAATGGTTCAAAGATATTTGCATATGCTACATCAGCTGATGGTGTCCGAGGCGGTTCTTATAATTTAATATTTCTTGATGAGTTTGCATTTGTGCCTCATAATATGGCACAAGACTTCTTTCAATCAACTTATCCTGTGATTTCTTCTGGTCAAACGACCAAAGTTATTATTGTATCCACACCAAATGGGTTAAATCAGTTTTATAAGATGTGGACTGATTCAATTGAAGGTCGTTCTACATATAAACCACTTGAGGTCCATTGGTCACAAGTACCAGGCCGTGATGGGGCTTGGAAAGAAGAAACGATACGGAATACAAGTGAAGAACAGTTTCGTGTAGAGTTTGAAACAGAATTTATTGGTTCATCAGCAACATTGATTTCTGGAACCAAGTTAAGAAGTTTAGCATTTCATAATCCATTATCTTCAGATGAAGGATTAGACATATATGAACAACCTATACCTGGCAGACTTTATATTTGCACGGTTGATTGTGCAGAGGGTGTAGAGGCAGACTATTCTACCATTAATGTGGTTGATGTTACTCAAACACCATATAGGCAGGTCGCTAAATATAGGAATAATAAATTACCATTATTATTCTTTCCAACCATCATCTATTCGGTGGCGAAGAAGTATAATGAGGCCTATGCACTTATTGAAACAAACAATATTGGTCAACAAGTGGTTGACATCTTACACTATGATTTAGAGTATGAAAACATATACAAGTTAGAGCACCATCATATCAAAGGTCAAAGTATATCGGGTGGTTTTAGACGGTCTACTTCTTTTGGTATTAAAACAACCAAGTCTGTAAAGAAAATTGGGTGCGCTAACTTAAAAACACTTATTGAAAATGATAAGTTAATCATTAATGACTTTGACACAATAGCTGAAATGAATACTTTTTCAAGGGTTCGTGATAGTTATTCAGCTGAAGAAGGCAACAATGACGATTTGGTGATGGGATTAGTTCTATTTGCATGGCTAACAGCACAGACTTTCTTTAAAGATTCTACAAGTATTGATGTAAGAAAGTTGATGTTGGCAGAGCAAAATATGTTGGTTGATGAAGATTTAGCTCCTGTTGGCATCATAGATAACGGAAAACAAGAAGAAATTACGATTGACCGTGAAAATAATGATATATGGACAGAAAGAGGTTATACTTCTTCAACTTTCTAAAAAACTAAATAGACTATAAAAGAATTTAATAACAACACTATATTATTCGTAAAGCAATTATTTAAAGGAGAAATCCAATGGCATTTCAGCTCTCACCTGGGGTAAATGTATCAGAAGTAGATTTGACTACAATTGTCCCTTCCGTTCCAACTTCAATTGGAGCATTTGCTGGTATATTTCAATGGGGTCCAATTGACGAAATCGTAACTATTTCGGACGAGGTAAACCTAGTTGATAGATTTTTTAAACCATATTCTGATAATTATGAGTATTGGTTTTCAGCAGCAAATTTTCTAGCATATTCAAATAACCTTAAAGTTGTTCGTGCAGCTAGTATCGCTACAACAAGAAACGCTGTATCTAACGGTACAGCAGTATTAATTAAAAATGACGACGCTTATGAAGATAATTTCTCAAGCGGCGCAAGCACATATGGTGAATTTGCAGCTCGCTACGCAGGAGCTTTAGGCAATTCACTTCAAGTATCTCTCTGTGATGCAAACACATTTACTGGTTGGGCTTATGCTTCACAATTTACATCAACACCAGGCACATCAACATATACATCAAACGCTGGTGGCGCTAATGATGAAATTCATATTATTGTGATTGACCAAGACGGTCAAATTACAGGTACTCAAGGTTCAGTTCTTGAAAAATATGCTTTCGTATCTAAAGCTTCAGATGCTAAAGATGATTCAGGCAATTCAAACTATTATAAAAATGTTATCACAAGTAAATCAAAATATATTCATTGGTTAAGCCACCCAACAGCTAATGCTGGAGCTTCATATGCTAATGCAACATCAACATGGGGCACTACAGCTACTAATAAATCTTTTAGTAGATTGTCATCTAATGTAACAATATCACTCATTGGTGGTGTAGATGGTACAATTTCTACTGCAAACGTTGTTACTGCATACGACCAATTTAATAATGCTGATTCAGTTGATATCTCATTAGTTGTTTCTGGTCCTGCTAATGCAACACTTGTAACAAGTCTTATCTCAATGGCAGAAAGTCGTAAAGATTGCCTAGTGTTTGTATCTCCAGAAAAAGCAGATTGTGTTGACAACGCTGGATCTGAAGTAACGGATATTAAAGCTTATCGCGATACACTAACAAGCACTTCATATGCTGTATTAGATTCCAATTGGAAATATCAATACGACAAATATAACGATGTATATCGCTGGGTACCATTAAATGGTGATATCGCTGGTCTATGTGCAAGAACAGACCTTGAGCGTGACCCATGGTTCTCACCAGGCGGTCTCAATCGTGGTATTATTAAAAACGCAATTAAACTCGCATGGAACCCAACAAAAACAAATCGTGATGATTTGTATGTAAAAGGTATTAATCCTGTTGTTACTTTCCAAGGCGAAGGTATAGTATTATTTGGTGATAAAACACTTCTATCTAAACCAAGTGCATTTGACCGTATTAATGTTCGTAGATTGTTTATTGTTCTTGAGAAAGCTCTTGCTCGTGCAGCTCGCTTCTCTCTCTTTGAGTTCAATGACCAATTCACCAGAGCGCAGTTTGTTGCTCTTGTAGAACCGTTCTTGCGTGATGTTCAAGGTCGCCGCGGCATTTATGATTTCCGTGTGGTTTGTGATGAATCAAATAACACACCAGAAGTCGTAGATAGAAACGAATTCGTTGGTGATATTTACATCAAACCAGCTCGTTCAATCAACTTTATCCAACTCAACTTTGTAGCAGTAAGAACAGGCGTAAGCTTTGACGAAGTTGTTGGTAAGTTTTAATAAATAGAGAAACAGGAGATATAAAAAATGGCTTTTTCCGTAAATGAATTTAGAAGTCAAATGGTTGGTGACGGTGCTCGTCCAAATCTGTTTGAAGTGTCTATGCCTTTTCCCGTGTTCTCTGCACCAGGAAATGCACAAACTAAATTAACTTTCATGTGTAAAACAGCACAATTACCCGGTGCAACTATCGGTTCTGTGCCTGTTCAATACTTTGGTCGTGAATTAAAATTTGCTGGCAATAGGACCTTCGCAGACTGGACAATTAATGTCATTAACGATGAAGACTTTATCATTCGTAACGCGTTTGAAAGATGGATGAATGGTATAAATAGTCACAATCTTAATGTGCGTAATCCGCTTGCACTTGCACCACTTGGTTACACAGTTGATGGTGATGTAAGACAATTTGGCAAAACAGGTAATACACTTAAAAGATATAAGTTTGTTGGTTTATATCCAACAGATTTGTCTCCAATTGATGTTGATTGGGGCGCTAATGATACGATTGAAGAATTTACAGTAACGCTTTCCTACCAATGGTGGGAATCAGTTGAAACTGGTGTAGTGTAACGAGAAGGGCTTCGGCCTTTCTCTTTTTTATAGGATGATATAATATGGCAGTAAAACTCTTTGGGTTTACCTTAGGTAAGAAGGACATTGTCCAAACACAATTACCTGAGCAACCTTCTTTTGCACTTCCAACAGAAGCTATGGATGATGGTGCAGTCACCATCACCTCTAATGCTCACTATGGAACTTATGTAGATTTAGAAGGTTCAGTTCGTAATGAAGTTGAGTTAGTAACACGCTATCGTGAGATGGCAAACCATCCCGAATTAGAAATGGCGATTGACGATATTGTCAACGAAGCCATCACCCATGATGAAACAGGCAAAGTAGCTAATATTGTTTTAGATAAGCTCAAACAGCCTGAATCTATTAAAAAGAAAATCCTTGAAGAATACAATAACATTCAGAAGATGCTTAACTTTAGCAATCTGGCTGATGATTTGTTCAAGCGTTGGTACATTGACGGCAGAATTAATTTTCATGTAGTTGTTGATGAAAAGTCGCCTAAAGAAGGTATCAAAGAATTAAGATATATTGATCCACGCAAGATTCGTAAAGTGCGTGAAATTAAAAAAGAGCGTGACCCTAAAACGGGCGCTCAGATTATTGCTTCTGTCGCTGAGTATTTTGTTTATAATGATAAAGGTACAACAACACAATCTTATACATCTAGCGTAAATGCTGGGTTGAGAATTGCACCAGAATCTATTATCAATGTAAATTCAGGTTTAATGGATGCTAAAAACACATTCGTTATTTCGTTTTTACATAAAGCAATTAAACCACTTAATCAATTAAGAATGATTGAGGACGCAATTGTTATTTACCGTATATCAAGAGCACCTGAAAGACGCATATTTTATATTGATGTGGGTAATTTACCAAAAGGTAAAGCCGAACAATATCTCCGTGATGTTATGGTTAAATATCGTAACAAAATGGTTTATGATGCTCAAACGGGCGAATTAAGAGATGACCGCAAGCACATGTCAATGCTTGAAGATTTCTGGTTACCTCGCCGTGAAGGTGGTAAAGGAACAGAAATTACTACATTACCAGCTGGTCAAAATCTTGGCGAGTTAGAAGATGTAAAGTATTTCCGTCAAAAGTTATTACAGTCATTGAATGTGCCTATTTCAAGATTAGAGCCACAACAAGGTGGTATGATTGGTGTGGGTAGAACAACTGAAGTAACGCGAGATGAAGTTAAGTTTGCTAAATTTGTTCAAAGATTAAGAAACAAATTTTCTCAAATTTTTGACCAAGCTCTTCGTGTTCAATTGGTGCTCAAAGGTATTTGCACACAAGAAGAATGGGAAGATTTTAAAGAAGCCATTTACTACGACTTCCTTAAAGATAATAACTTTACCGAAATGCGTGATGCTGAACTGCTCCGTGAAAGAGTAAATCTATTACAGACAGTTGACCCATATATTGGTCGTTATTATTCATCTAAATGGGTTCGTAAGAATATTCTTCAAATGAATGATGAAGATATTGAACAGATGGAAAATGAAATTAAACAAGAAGATAATAACGGAACTGGTGGTCCAACAATGCAAGGCGGTGAACAAGTTTCACCTGACCAATATCCTCCAGAAGATAACACATCTGAACGTGGTAATGAAGATTCAAAAACACCTCAGCTTGATGCTGATGTTGAAAAGTATAGTAACATAAATAAAGCCTAATGGAGAAAATTATGGAAACAACACAATTTATTGACCAACTTGCAGCTGGTGAAGCTAACCAAGCTAAAGAAACACTCACAGATATTTTATCTGCTAAAGCTTTTGAAGCACTTGAAAATCGTAAGATTGAAATTGCTAAATCAGCCTTTGGTGGTGTAGAACAAAACCAAGAAGAAGAACAAGTAGATATTGAAGTCTTGGATGCTAATGAAATCAATGGTGTCCAGATGAGTGATATTGAAGTTCAAGATACGGAAGACAGTCCAGCATAAGTATGAAACTTTTAAAAGAGTTTAAAGAAAACCCAATTGTTGAAGAGGAGAAACAAGATTACTCCAAATTTGACGCATTGGTACGAGCTGGATTAGCAAACAGGTCCCAAATACAAAGAATTCATCGTATTTTAGGCAAAATGGGCGAAGAGAAACCAACCTTCAACCCAGCTGACCGAGCTTTAATGCAAATGCTTTTTTTAAGAATGACTGATTTGGTTACAAGTAAACAGTTATTTCAAAAAACAAGACAAGCTGTTCGTGAAGAATACGAAGAAATTAATGAGGCACCAGATTCAAGTGATCCGCCTTTTGTATTAGTATTAAAGAGAAAAGCCATTCGTTTATATCCAAATGGCCAAAAAATTGCTCTCTATTTTAACAACAAAATTAACAAATATTTTAGTGTTCCTTATGGTCCTGGTGTTGATTCTAACATACAGGCAGAAGATTTGGAAAACGGTATAAATAGCATTAATGAAAATGCTATAGCGCAGTTGCAAAAGATTAAAGATAATCATCAACTTGGTATGGTAAAACATAACGATGGAACTTCAAGTAAGGTTGATGTGCAAACTGCTCATGCAATTATTACCGTTCATAAAAATTTGAACGATGAGAATAAAAAGAAGTTTGAAGATATGGTTGGTAAGTCACGCCAACATTTACAAAAAGCAGCTGAATTTTCGCAAAAGAGAATGTAGTGTTAGATTTTGTTAATTTAATATTACAAAATAAATTAGACGAAGCAAAGAAAGTATTATTTGACCGTCTTGATGAAATGGTTGCAGAACGCACAGAGAGTGCTAAGCGATATGTAGCCGCAGACAGGCTTGAAGAAGTAGAGAAACTTGAAGAGGTTGCTCGCCGTAATACCAACATCATTAAGATGGGTAGAATCAATAAGATTCGCCGTAGAATAAGAAGAAATGCTAAAGGACGAATTGTTGTTCAAAAGAACAGAAGACGTTCAGGTATAAAAGGTTATCGTATTTCTGGTAATACAGTTAAACGAATACCTGCAACAGTAAGATTAAGGAAAGCCCGTTTATTAAAACGGTCATGGAAAACAACTAGAAGAGCAAAGCTTCGCAGAACATTAATCAAACGAAAAATGTCTATGCGTAGAAGAGCCGGATTAGGACTAAAATAAAATGCCATTTGAATTAATTAACTCCATAAGAAGTTCTTCAATTATTCGTATTGAAGGGACAGGTACAACTACGGTTGCTTTAGCTAATTTATCAGTAAATGCTAATGAAACAGTAACATCTGCAAATATTAAAAGAATAAATTGGTCAACAAACGGCAATATTCAAATTGTCCGAAATTCTGTACCAATCGCCTCTCTACACGGTACAGGTGAAATGCGCCTTGATGAATATGGGTATTCAATTGCAAACAATAGCGCTTCATCTATTGTAATTACGGTCAATACCGGTGGCACAGTAGTATTAGAGGTATCAAAAGAAACAACTTACGCTAATTCATTAATTGGATTCTAAAAATGAAACTTATTAGAGAAACCGTAGAAAATGTAAAATATATCACAGAGGCTTCTGAAAACGGCAAGAAGCATCTTTATATTGAAGGTACTTTTCTTGTTGGCGATACTGTTAATCGTAATAACAGAATGTATAAAATGGATACTCTCCGAAATGAGGTAAACCGTTACAACGAAGAATATATTAAAACGAATCGTGCATTAGGTGAGTTAGGACATCCTGACACACCATCAATCAATCTTGAAAGAGTTTCTCACAAAATCGTATCACTATCGGAAGATGGCAATACATTTATTGGTAAAGCTCTGATCCTTGAAACACCTTATGGTCAAATCGTTAGAAACTTTATTGACAATGATGTAAGTATTGGTGTATCTTCAAGAGCTCTTGGTTCAGTAGTTACAACTAAAGAAGGTTATAACCTTGTCCAAGATGACCTAAAATTAGCAACAGCGGCAGACATTGTTGCGGATCCATCAGCGCCAGGCGCCTTTGTAAATGGTATCATGGAAAATAAAGAATGGATGTTTATTGAAGGCAAGTTTGTGGAAGCTGACTTTGACCGTGCAAAAACGCAAATTCGTAAGGCATCTTCAAAACAAATTGAAGAAGTAGCCTTAAAACTGTTTGAAAATTACCTCAGAAAACTTTAATTTTATAAATAAGAAATCATAAGGAGATTCCTAATGGCAACAAATAAACTCATGGAAGCAGCTGCTGAAGCCCTTGCATCAAGCAAACAAAACGCACCTGCTGAACCAATGCACAAAATGGACGCAGAGGTCGTAGACCTAGGTGGCCCAAAACAAGATATAGGCGCTAATAAAGCTGGCGGCGATATCTATGACAAATATAAAGTTGATGGTTCCAAATCTGCTAAAAAGGCAGAAGATCCAAAAACTAAACCGTCAGATGCTTCACCAAAACAAGAAGAAACTGAAGAAGAAGATGCAGAAGTAATTGCTGAAACTTCTCATATAGATAAGAAAGATGAAATGAAGAAGAAAATGAAAGAGGACATTGATGCCCTTTTTGCAGACGATTCTACAATTTCTGAAGATTTCAAATCTAAAGTTTCTACAATTTTTGAAGCTCGTGTTCAAGACCGTATTTCACAAATTCAAGAAGAAATTGAAAGTGAATATGCTGGTATGCTTGAAGAAGCAATTACATCTGTTCGTAACGACTTAACAGAAAAAGTAGATGATTACCTTTCTTATGTTGTTGAACAATGGATGGCAGACAATGAAATCGCTATTGAATCTGGCTTACGCTCAGAATTAACAGACGACTTCATCGCAGGTTTACGCAATCTATTTGCAGAACACTATATTGATGTTCCTGCTGAAAAAGTTGACCTCGTTGACGAATTAGCTGGCCAAGTTGAAGAACTTGAAGCTAAGTTAAACGAAGAAATTGAGCGTGGTGTAGAGTTTAAAAAAGCTCTTGTTGAATCACGCAAAAATGAAGTAACTCGTGAAGTATGTGAAGGTCTCATATCAACTCAAGTTGAAAAAATCAAATCACTCGCAGAGAGTGTTGAATTCTCCACAGAGGACGAATACAAAAACAAACTTGAAACAATCCGTGAGAATTATTTCCCATCTGGTATTAAAAAAGCAGATGAATCACAACTCAACGAACAAGTTGAAGATGCTGAAGGCGAAAAGAAAGTCATCAATGACCCATTTGTAGCTGCAGTATCAAACGCAATTAGTAAAACAAAAATTTAAATAGTAATTATCTAGGAGATAAAAAATGTATTTGTCCGAATCATTACAGAAAAAGTGGGAAGGTGTTCTTGACCATCCTGACTTACCTGCAATTAAAGACCCTTATCGTAAGGCTGTAACTGCTGTTATTCTTGAAAACCAAGCTGTAGAAATGCAGAAATCTGGTCAAATGTTACAAGAAACAGCACCTGCTAACTCTGCTGGTACAGGCGGTTTTGGTGGCGGCGCTGCTGCTGGTGGTCCAGTTGCCGGTTTTGATCCAATCTTAATCAGTTTAGTTCGCCGTTCATTACCGAACTTAATCGCATACGATGTATGTGGTGTTCAACCAATGACAGGCCCAACTGGTTTAATCTTCGCTATGCGTTCAGCATATAGCACATCTAATGTGACCGCAGGCGCAACAGAAGCATTCTTCAATGAAGCTAACACAGGTTTTGGTGGTGTTGCTGGCGCTCAAACAACTCTTGCAGTTGGCGCTTCTACTGCTAACACATTTGTTGGTAACGCTGCAGCTTGCACAGCATTAGCAACAGCTACTGCTGAAGATTTAACATTCCAAGAAATGGCATTCTCAATTGAAAAAGTAACTGTTACTGCTAAAACAAGAGCATTAAAAGCAGAATACTCAATTGAATTAGCACAAGACCTTAAAGCAGTTCATGGTTTAGATGCAGAAACAGAATTAGCAAACATCTTGTCTGCTGAAATTCTTGCTGAAATCAACCGTGAAGTTGTAAGAACAATCTATGGTACTGCTAAAACAGGTTGCCAAGTAGGTACAACTGCTGTTGGTAGATTTGACCTTGACACCGATTCAAACGGTCGTTGGATGGTTGAAAAAGTTAAAGGTTTAGCTTTCCAAATTGAACGTGAAGCTAATACTATCGCTAAGACAACTCGTAGAGGCAAAGGTAATGTTATGATTTGCTCAAGCGATGTTGCTTCTGCTTTAGCAATGGCTGGTATCCTTGATTACAACTCAGCTTTACAGTCACAAGTAAACCTAACAGTTGATGATACAGGTAACACATTCGCTGGTACATTATTTGGTCGTATCAAAGTGTATATTGATCCATATGCTCCAACATCAGCATCTTCAGAATATGCAGTTGTTGGTTACAAAGGTTCTAACGCTTATGACGCAGGTTTATTCTACTGCCCATACGTTCCTTTACAAATGGTTCGTGCAGTTGATACAAACAACTTCCAACCAAAAATTGGTTTCAAGACACGATATGGTCTAGTTGCTAATCCATTTGCAGAAGGTACTTCACAAGGTAATGGCGCATTAAATGTGTTGTCTAACAACTACTACCGTGCGTTCAAGATTGCAAACTTAATGTAATCTATAAGTCTTATAATTATAACTATAATAAAAGACTAGCAAAGCAATAAATCTTAAAGAGGACTCCGTAAAAAGGGTCCTCTTTTTTTTAGCATAAATAAACCATTATGACAGCTACCAATCGCAACCCAACAAATCCTAATTTTCTACAACCAAATAAGTTTCAACTTAACTTTGGTCGTTCACCTAATGTTAGATATTTTTGTCAATCATTAAGTGTGCCTGGTATTTCTTTATCTGAAATTCCACAAACCAACCCATTTGTTGATGTGTATATTCCCGGTGAAAAAGCCATATACGATTTATTGAATATTACCTTTGTCGTTGACGAAGAATTAAAATCGTGGCTTGAAATACATGATTGGATCCGTGCTATGACTTTCCCTAAAGAATTTGCTGAGTATAGAAATCTCGGTAAATTAAACAAATATGCAACAAACATTCCAATAGCCAAACCACAATATTCTGATGCAACTGTTACTTTGCTTTCATCATCAAATACACCATACTATAACATTAAGTTTTTTGATGTATTTCCTACCACCCTTTCTACCTTTGTAATGAGTGCAACAGATTCTCCAGATACTATAATTACAGCTGATGCTACATTTCGGTATAGTTACTTTGATGTAGAGAAATTATTCTAAAAAACGCTTGACAATTTAATGGAAGTGATGTATCCTTTGAATAGGAGGATTTCAACTATATGAAACAACTTGAAGATTTATTAGAAATGTGGCGCAAAGATTCTGACATTGATAGAACAGAACCAGGCAAAGCATTATTAGATATACCCAAATTGCATAGCAAGTATTTAAATATACTATCACATCATCGCCTATTGGCCAAAGAATCTGAATTTAAGGCCAGTAAGATGAGGCGATTAAAATGGGAATATTATACAGGTAAACTTGATGAGGACCAACTCACTCAACATGGTTGGCAACCTTTCCCTTATGTTTTAAAATCAGAAATCACAACTTACCTAGAATCAGATGAAGACATCAATGCTCGTCTAGCTGCAAAAGCTATGCACGAAGAAATCGTAGATGTGTGTGGTTCAATACTCAAAGAATTAAACTCTCGCACATTCCAACTCCGCGACTTCATAGCCTGGGAAAGATTTATACAAGGTGTCTGATTTAATTCTCCATAAGAAGAATGAAGTATTCATTCAGTTTGAGTGTGAAAAGGGTATAGCTCAAGAGTTATCATCTTACTTTACATTCTTTGTTCCAGGTTACCAATTCGTTCCCGCTTATAAAAGTAGGCTCTGGGATGGAAAGATAAGGCTGGCGGACTTACGCAACTTTACCATATATCATGGTCTGGTTCCTTATATTCAAAAGTTTTGTGAAGAAAGAAATTATAAACTTGAGATAGATTCAGATGTCATATCTACCGAAGTATTATCTGTGGTAGAAGCTGAAGACTTTATTAAGACATTAAATCTTCCACACGAAGTTCGTGATTATCAATTAAAATCTTTTATTCATGCTATTCGTAATAAGAGAATTCTTTTATTGTCTCCAACAGCTTCAGGTAAATCACTTATACTTTATGTCATTGTTCGTTACTTACAAGCATCAGGCTTAAAAAAAGGATTATTAATAGTTCCAACCACATCATTGGTTGAACAGATGTTTTCTGATTTTAAATCCTATGGTTATGATTCTGATACATACTGTCATCGCCAATATTCTGGTAAAGATAAACACACCAACAATTTTCTAACCATCACCACATGGCAATCCATTTACAAGAATTCAGGTGAATACTTTGAACAGTTTGATTTTGTTTTGGGCGATGAAGCTCACCAATTCAAAGCTAAATCACTTACTACTATACTTACAGGTTGCTCAAATTCTAAATATAGAATAGGTACAACAGGAACTTTAGACGGAACTCAAACTCATCGTTTGGTATTAGAGGGTTTATTTGGTCCAGTTTATAAGGCAACCTCAACATCTGAATTAATTGAGAAAGGTCAATTAGCAGATTTTAAAATTAAATGTCTGATTCTTAAGCATCCTGAACCTATATGTAAGATGGCTCGTGATTGGGATTATAATCAAGAGATTGATTACATAGTTTCAAATACAGCTCGTAACGATTTCATTCGCAATCTAGCATTGTCGCTAGAAGGCAATTCACTTATTTTATTTCAATTTGTTGAAAAACATGGTAAAGACCTTTATGCTAATATCAAACTTCATGCCAAAAATAGGCATGTATTCTTTGTATTTGGCGGAACTGATGTTGAGGTTCGCGAATCGGTCCGTTCAATTACTGAAAAAGAAAAAGACGCAATCATTGTAGCATCATACGGCACCTTTTCAACAGGCGTCAACATTCGTAACCTACATAATATTATATTCGCATCACCAAGCAAATCTCGTATTCGTAATCTTCAATCTATTGGCCGTGGTTTAAGAATTGGTGACGATAAAGAAGCTGCGGTTTTATTTGACATCGCTGATGATTTTCGTATAGGCAAATTTACAAACTATACGATTAAACATTTCATTGAACGTGTTAAAATATATGATGATGAAAAATTTAACTATAAATACTATAACATAGAATTAAAACATGACAGCACTTCCACAACACAGAGTTAAAATTATCAGATTACAAAACGGAGAAGACCTTATTTCCGATTGTATTATGGATGATGGCGAAGAATGGATTCAATTGAACGATCCTATGTCATTGATTGTCAAACGATCCATTAAAGGAACGGTAATGATGATGGTACCATGGTTGCCACTTGAAGTAGTTTCTGATAATATAGCTACCATATCTTTTCACGATGTATTAACATTTGCTGAACCAAAAGAAGATTTAGTTGAATACTATATTAATATGGTTGAACAAGCTAAAATATCGGTAGCTAAAAATGACGATGTGTTAAAGGTACTGAAAGATGAATTGTTAGAATATCGTGATGAGGTTCTTGAAGATATACTTCCTGAAGAACAAGAAAAGATTAGAAGTTATTTAGAAAACTCATCTAATGATAGGAAAAAGAAATTACATTAATGTTAGAATATACACCTGATAATTTAAAATTAGTAAGTAAAATTATATTAAATAATTTAACGCCTGACCTTTTACCTAAAAAATGGATAGAAAGAAATGCTTCTAATCCAATGTTTGGCCATTGTCATAATGCTTCAGGTTGTTTACAAAAGATATTTGGTACCAAAGTTATTAAACTATATCGTGCTATAGATGATGAGGGTATCTATCATTGGTGGGCAGTAGATAATAAAGATATCGTTATAGATATTACTGCTGACCAATATTATTCAACAGATAGACTTCCTCCAATATATGAGAGTGGAAAGAAATCAGGTTTACTAGGATTTGATTATCGTAAAAGAGTTCAAAGGCTAACGGATAAGGTATTAAAGCAATTACAATCAACGGGAACACCGCTAGACTAACAGAAGTCAAGCGCTTTATGAGGCAATTAAGGATAAATTATGAGTGAAAAGAAACCAAAACATTATGTAAATAACGCCGACTTCTTGAAGGCTCTAATAGAGTATAAAGAAAAGTGTGATGAGGCAAATAAGAACGATAAGGAAGAGCCAAACATTCCAAATTATGTGGGTGAATGCTTTCTAAAAATTGCAGAGCATCTATCTCGTAAACCAAATTTTATTTCATACTCTTTCCGAGATGAAATGATTTCTGATGGTATTGAAAACTGTATCATGTATTTCCGTAATTTTGATCCAGATAAATCAAAAAATCCATTCGCATACTTCACACAAATTATATATTTTGCCTTTCTTCGTAGGATTATGAAAGAGAAGAAGCAACTATATGTCAAATACAAAGCTACCGAGCAATTCGGTATACTTGATGAATATGAAATGTTAGAAGATTCAGACGGTGTAGCCAAGCAATTTGAACTCTATGATAACATATCAGAATTCATTCACAACTTTGAAGAAAGTAAAAAAAAGAAAAAAGAAGGTAAGGTTAAAGGATTGGATCAATTCATCGGCGAAGACCTATAATTACCTATGAAATGCTTGACTTTAATTTTATTATGTGTTATTATCTGTGGGTGCGCTGAGGTAAGATTCAGATTTCCTAATTCATTTTCATATGAGGATACAAATGAAAACAGAAAAGTTGCTTCAACATATTAGAGATTTAGAAGAAGAACATTTAATTTTAGATAGCCAGATTAAAGAAGGTTATAGTTTATTCGTGAATGATGATGACCTTAGCAAATTGAAATTTCAAAAGCTTAATCTCAAAAGAGAAATAGAAACACTTAAAGAAAAATTCAACCAAACAAGAATTAAATATTAATGAAATTATGTGTATTGGGTGATACCCATTTTGGTATGCGTGGTGATTCGCTAGAATTCCACAAATATATTAAGAAGTTTTATGATGATATATTCTTTCCGTATTTGAAAGAAAATAATATCACGACCGTGTTTCAGCTGGGCGATTTGTTTGATAGACGAAAGTTTATTAATTTCAATTCACTCTATCTGTGCCGTAAATACTTTTTTGATAAATTAAAAGAAAACAATATCACATTTTATACCATCCTTGGTAACCATGATATTTCATTTAAGAACACACTAGAAGTTAATTCTCCACAACTATTATTAAAAGACTATGACAACATTACTGTATATGATGATTTTGCTACCATTGATTTTGATGGTGTTGCTTTTGATATTATTCCTTGGCTCTGTCCTGAAAATGAAGAAACAATCTTTAAAGCAATCAACGAAAGTAAATCGCAATTAGCCTTTGGCCATTTTGAGATTGATGGGTTTGAAATGGACCGTGGTAATATTTGTCGTGGCGGTATTGACAAAAACAAACTTATCAAGTATGATATGGTATTAACTGGACATTTCCATCACAAATCAGATGATGGACATATTTATTATGTTGGCACTCCAAACGAAATGACTTGGGCTGATTATAATGACCCACGAGGTTTTCATATATTTGATTTGAATACTCGTGAATTAGAATTTGTTCAAAACCCATATCGTATGTTCCATAAATTAAACTATGATGATGGTGCTCAAGATTTTGATTTCTGGAAAGCATATGACTTTGATTCATTAAAAGAAACATATGTTAAAGTAATTGTAATTAACAAACAAAATCCTTATCTATTTGATAATGTGATTGACAATTTATATAAAGCTGGTGTATCAGATATATCAATTGTTGAAGATTTTACTGATACAAGTTTTGATACAGACCAAGATATTATTGACCAAGCTGAAGATACGATGACCATATTAAGTAAGTATATTGATAATCTTACCTTGAATGTAAATAGTGATAAACTTAAAACACTCATGCGTGAACTCTATGTAGAAGCGATTAACACGGAAACAACTGAATAATGCTCGTCTTTCGTTATGTTCGTTGGAGGAATCTTCTTTCAACTGGTAATTATTTTACCGAAATTAAATTAGACAATACAAGTAACACACTTGTTGTTGGTGAAAATGGCTCTGGCAAATCTACAATGCTAGACGCATTATGCTTTGGACTTTTTGGTAAGCCTTTCCGTTCAATTGTTAAACCCAATCTAATCAATTCAATCAATGGTAAAGATACTGTTGTTGAAGTTGAGTTTAATGCTGGTAACAAATCATATAAGATTATTCGTGGTATCAAACCAAATACTTTTGAGATTTATCAAGATGGCGAATTATTAAATCAGGATGCAGCTGCTCGTGATTATCAAGAATACCTAGAGAAGTTTATTCTTAAAATGAATTACAAATCTTTCACACAGATTGTTATTCTAGGTTCAGCGTCATTTACTCCATTCATGCAATTATCAAATACTGATAGACGAGCAATCATTGAAGACCTCCTTGACATCCAAATATTCTCCACAATGAATGGGTTGGTTAAAGAAAAGTTAAGTAATAATAAAGATTTATCTGTAGCTAAAAAACATGAGATTGATATTGACCAACAAAAGTATCAGCTCAAAGAAACACACATCAAACAATTAAAACAAAATAATGATGAAAAGATTGATGAATATGAATTAGATATTGCCAACAATTCAAATCATATTATGACACTAGAAACACAAACAAGCGAACACACAGGTACGATTGATACATTACAAGCTGATGTGACATCTCGTTTAGAAACAGAACAAAAGGTTAAAAAGTTTAATCAACTAGAAACACAGATTGAAACGAATCTAAGCAAATATAAGAAAGATGTCAACTTCTTTGAACACAATGACAATTGTCCTACATGCCGACAAACCATTGATAAACATTTTAAAGAAGAAGAAATTGGTAATTTAACCAGTAAGATTACGGAGTGTACCGTTGGTTTATCACAACTAGAAATCAAATTACTTGAAGAACAAAATAAACTCAATGAAATTAGTGAAAAACAAAAACAAATACAAGAACTACAAATTAAGATTGCAACCAACACCACATCTATTACCGAGATAAAAAAATATATTGTTCGTATTGAAAAACACATTGACGAGTTAAAAAATACCAAAGATATATCAGACACCGAACAAAAACAATTAGAAGAACTCAAAGTTAAAATTGATGAAGCTGAAAAAGAACTTAAAGAATTAATTGATGAGAAAACATATTATGAAGTGGCTTCTGGTCTATTAAAAGATACAGGTATTAAAACAAAGATTATTAAACAATATTTACCAATCATTAATAAATTAGTGAATAAGTATTTGGCATCATTAGACTTCTTTGTGAATTTTAACCTTGATGAATCATTTAAAGAAACGA